CAACCCTTTTGATTTATGGGAAGGCGCGAATTTCAAAATAAAGATTCGTAAGATTGATGGGTTCTCAAATTATGATAAGAGTGAATTTGAAAATCCTACTCCTCTTGATTCAGATGAAGCTAAGATGGAAGAAGTTTGGAAAACAGAACATTCATTGGAAGAGTTTACTGATCCAAAGAACTTTAAGACTTATGCAGAGTTGAAAGAGAAATTGGATAGAGTACTAGGTATAACAACTGATACTCCTACACCAAAGTCTAATACTTTCGGTGCACCGTTTGATGGTGGTAAACCTATGACTACTCCACATGAACCACCTGTAGCTGAAAGTGTTACAAGTTCAGATTCAGACGAATATTCATACTTTGCGAAATTAGCAGAGCAAGAATAATGGATAATGAGAATAATGCTATGTATGGATTTTTCTTTTGTGTGCTTTTAGTGGTATGGTGTGCAGCAGCTTGGGGTTCACCCGATTTGATTGATGCCCTTATCTATTATCTTTCAGATGGTTTTTATAAAACTTAACTATTAAGCTGGAGGCCTCCAATCACCATCAGTCGGATTAACTCCAGCGGCAGGCAATACCATAGGTTGAGAAGAATTTACTTGGTTAGTTGATGTGTTATTAACAACCACAGTACTCGATGATCCCGCTGTTGCCTGCTTGTCTCTCTGTAAGTCCATAAGATTTTGTCCACTTAATATTGAAGCCGCCTGTAAGAATGTTTGGGCGGCTTGATTATCTAAAACCATTTCCCCCTGAGTTAAAGTAAATAACCCACCACTCTCAAGTCCCATAGCTGATCCAAGAGTACCTGTTGCAAATGGAGACAAACCTACCATACCACCTTCTGCTTTTTTCTGAATTCCAAGTTTTTCTCTTGCTTTTAACATCATTGCAAGCTGTTCTCTATCATCAGAATCTAATTCAGAAGAACCAAGTTGAGATGTTAGTGCAGAAGCCAGTTTTGCGAGTTGATCTCCTTGTGCATTCTGGAGTTGTTCTTTAATTTTTTCAAGATTTATTGCATCATCTCCCCATTCTTCTTCATAAAGCCCCATGTCTATAAGTGCTTCTCTTGATTTCTTTTCTTTCTTTACATCTCGATTTTTCTCTGCTTCTTCAACTTGAACTTCGGCTTTTTGTTCATCTGCAGATGCATCTCCAAATATCCAATCATATAATTTTGCTGGCATTATTGATTTTGCTAATGATCCAAAATCGAAATTTACAATACTATCAAACATACCACTAAAGTAATCTCCGATTGCTTTTACTGCTTTAAATATCAAATCCCCAAAACTAAAATCTTTTCCAGCTGTCGCAATCGCTTCTGATTCTGCTTCAAATCCAAGAAGCCCTGCAAACCATGAAGCAATTCCTGCTACTGCTTTCACAAATAGATTTGGAATCCACATCATTATATTCATTACTGTTTTCAATACACCAGAAGCGGAGTCAAATTGAAACATAGAACCAAACCATTCTTTGATTCCTGTTACTATTCCTTTTATTTTCTTGACAATCCAGCTATCACTTTCATCTTCCTCAGATGCCCAACTGAAAATTCCAGTAAAAAAGGCTTTAACTTTATCGAAAATTCCAGAAACAAAACCCTTTAAAGAAAACTCCTCAACGGCTCCAGCGGCATCATCCCATCCAAATATTCCTAACAACCATACAATCGGCTTTTTAATCATTTCAACAAGCCAGTCAGCAATAGATAGTAATCCACCAAAATATCCTGATACCAATGAAGTTAATGCTTCAATTGGATCAGAGAATAATCCTTTAATCCATGCCATTGCCGTATCAAAAACTTTCATGACTGTACCAGAGAAAGAAAATGATTCGGTTGCCGCTGCAGCATCATCCCATCCAAACAATTCCAGTAACCATACAATAGGTTTTTTAATAATATCAACAAGCCAGGAAGCAATATCTAGATATGCACCAAAATATCCCGATACCAAGTTGGTTAATGCTTTAACTGGATTGTTGAATAATTCTTTAAACCATGCTATCGCAGGATCAATAATTCCCATAACAAAACTAGAGAAAGAAAACTTTTCAGTTGCTGCCGCAGCATCATTCCATCCAAACAATTCCAGTAACCATACAATAGGTTTTTTAATCATATCAACGATAAAGTCAGCTATTGCTAGATTTGCACCAAAATATTTTGATACTAACTTAGTTAATGCTCCAATTGGATCACTGAATAATTGATTAAACCATTTATAGACATCATCTAAAAATTCATTGAACATTCCAGAGAACGAAAAACTATCAAGGAATTTTTCAACTTCAGTAAATCCGAAAAATCCAGCAATCCAAGATATTCCACTTTTGAGTAGGTCTAAGAGTTGAAATATTGCTCCATCAATGAAACCACCGATGGCACCAACAACAGCATTAACCATTGTAGCCATCATCCCCTCACTTTTTCCTATGGCATCTTTTGATTCAAAAAATCCATCAACGATACCCATAATTATAGCGAGTGGTGCAGCAATAGCCTTTCCAACTCTAGCAAAGGCCTTGAAGACTTTTCCCATCTGTCCACCTTTCAGGAAAGCACCCATCGAGCTCATAAATCCAGAACCTTTTGCGCCCGTTCCAAGTAATTTACTAAGTGGTTTGAATGCGTCGCCGAGGGTAGTTCCTAGTGCTTTCAGGGGTTTGAATACATTTCCTAAACTCTTAAACATTTTTCCAATAGTTCCACCACCTCCACCTTTTGGTAATAGATCTTTGACTCCTTTGATAGCCTTACTAATTTCTTTAAACTTATCTGTGCTTTTAAAGAAATCTCCAATTGTGTCGAAAATCTTAAATTTTGGCATCTTGAAATTGTCAATAATTTTCATAATCTTTTTAGCGAGCTTACCTTCTTTGGTAAATGCTTTAAAGAAGTCATCTAGGAATTTGGGCATTTTAAAGTTATCAACAACTTTCATGACCTTTTTAGCGAGCTTTCCTTCTTTAGTAAATTGCTTAAAGAAGTTATCTAACCATTTTGGTAATTTGAAATCGTCAATATATTTCATAGTATTTTTATAGAGTTTTCCTTCTTTACTAAAAGCTTTGAAGAAGTCATCTAACCATTTTGGCAATTTAATTTTATCTAATTTAAAAATCTTTCCAAGTCTTTTTAGTAAGTCTCCCACAAAAGCTATCCACCCTACTAACAGACCTGAAGCAAGACCCGCAGCACCTGCGCCAATCAATCCAAGAGCTTTCAGTACCCACATTAAAAATCCATCCTCTTCTTCTGGTGGTTCCATCTTTACAGCAACTTCAATTGTCGGCTTATCATCTTTTCTAGCCGCTTCTCTCGCGGCCTCTCTTTGAGCCATTCCCATTGCTTCTGCGGCTTCGATTTGGTCTTCACCTTGATTTACCAATTTAGCAAGTTCTAATGTTGTTTCAACATTTCCATCTCTAGCAAGGGCAACCAGATCAATTGTATTAGAGCCTATTTGTCCAAGCTTGGCATCACTATTTTCCGCAAACCCCAAATCCGGCTGATCAGCAAGTTCTAATGTTGTTTCATCATTTTCATCTCTAGCAAGGGCAACCGGCTGATCAGCAAGTTCTAATGTTGTTTCATCATTTCCATCTCTTGCAAGGGCAACCAGATCAATTATATCAGAGCCGATTTTTGACAATTTGGAATTACTATCTTCCGCAAGCCCCAAATCCGGCTGAGTCTCCAGGATATTCTGTAGATGTTCTTTGCTTGAATGTGCTTCTAAATCTTGGTGTGTGGCTACCTTGAGGGTTTCGTTAACTAAATCTGAAGATTTTCGCGATGCTTCGTCAATATTGTCCAGGCTCTGCGCCCGATCTTCTGCTTGTTGTTCCCGCTTCATTTCTGCGCTGCTGGCCATTTGTCGAGCAATTTTTCCAACAATTCCAGAAGAATCTTGTAAGCTCAACAAAGCATCGTCTTTTTGAAGCGTTTCTTGAAGGAGTTTATTTGTATCCTCTAATTGCTTAACAACATCTTTAATGGTCTTATCGGCCATGTTTATCTTCTCCCGTGTTTGGCGTTTTGTTCTTTCACTCTATCATTCTCTTCTTTAATCCATGTCTCTAATAACATTACGTATATTTGTCTCTCAAATGGAATCATATTATCTAATTCTGTTAGACTCCAATTATGATGCTGAATCATAGCGAAGTTTGTTTGATAATGATTCGCCAGAGTATCATGACTCAGCCCTATCCGAAAAAAGAGTCAATCCCCTCAAGTAATAAAGGGGCGGACTTGTTACATTTTGAACAGGTCCACGTAATTTCATGTTGTAGTCTGGGCATCGATTCAAAAAAATCTCGTATTTTAGTAAATTGTATGGAATTGAGAGATTCAATAAAATCAGTTAGTTCTTTTTTAGTAGAGTCTTTTGCCTTGTATATTTCTTCACCTTCCCAAATATATTCAATGCAGTCATTAATCATTTTAAATATTCCGTCAGCAGACATTCCCCCACCTTTGACTACATACTTTTGTACTGTTTCAAGTTGTGGATATCCCAATTTTATACCGATATCTTCTGTAAGTTCTATCTTAGAATCCTTCATTGATGAAGTGTCAATTTTTATATCATCGATATTAATTGAAACTTCTGTACCTTCAGGACATTCAGCTTCTTCACAGTCAATCGATTCTGGTTTTTTTAGCTTAAGACTTATTACATCACCAATCGATTTTCCTCTAAGTTGAAGAAAAATATATTCGATATCATAAGGCGCAAGGGTTTTAAGATCTACCTCTCCATCTGTACAAGAAAATATAATATCTCTCATAGCTTTGGTTATAGTAGCTACGTTTTGATCTTCTGCAGCCATTAATAATGTCTTTTCTTCTTTTACAAGAAAAGGTCTGTAACTGACTTTCTCACCAGAAGATGGTACTGTCAATTCATAAGTGGGTATGCTTACCTTTGGTAAAGCCATAATATTCTCCTATAATATATAATAATTAAAATTTTTCATCTATTACTAATTTTCCATTCACCCATTTTTGTCTAGTTCCTGTTCCCCCTGGTGTTACAGCAAACTTTGAAGGAGGAGCGGACTGGGGTTTGGTGGGTGCATTCGCAGAGCCTGTACTACTTACGCCAGTTGCAGTCCACCAGCTATAATCAATATCTACTGTAAAATCTATCAATTCACCACTTTCCCATCCTAGTTCTATAGCACCTATTGTTTTCGGCCAACATTCATGTAATACTACTTTATGAGTGGGGGTTCCTGCTGTTTGTGAGTCTTCATTATAAACTGAAATTGAAACGGTTCCTATGAAATCTTTATAATATCGCATATTCCACGAACCGTTAGCTTGTATATGCTCATGCCAATCATACCAAAATTTTCTAGCAGTCCAATCATTTGTACCTAAGAAAGTGAGTGACACGGGTTCCTCTGTTACTTCATAGGGAACTTCTAAGCCAAATTTACCACCACTTCTGTAAGTGGTTGCTCCGAAAGATCTACCTGGCAATGAAACGGCCGAAATAAGAAATTCTATTGTTGCAACTGGAACCGAAGTAACTAAAGTTGGTGGTGGTATAATTTCAACAGTAAATCTATTTCTTTTTGCATAACTTCCTAGACCATCCAATTTGGCCATAAAATCAGTTATTGCAAATTGTGCTGTGCCTGACATTAGAACATCCTTCCGCTATGAGCCCATACTTGTTTTTTGCTTGCCTTTTTAAATCTTTCTACTGGTAGAAAAAGTGCTACTTCCCATTCATCTGCATTAACAAGAACATACTTAGATCTAACATTAGAGGTTAAGTATCTATGTACTGTTGGTTTTGCTCTTTTAATCTTAGTAAAACCCTTTAACATATTATATGTTAATTTCAATTTAGTTGTTTCATCGTACTTTTTATTATTTGCGAAAGCCTTAAGTTGATCCATTAGTATAGCTCTATGTTTTGGTGCAAGATAATGAAAGTTTAATCCAAGAAATCCATCGGTATATTTTTCGATAGGAAAAACTAAAGGAAAAGTATCATACCAGGGGAGAACATCTTTCCATTTAGGATTATAAGAATAGAAATACATTTTCCCTAGTACACTTGATGTAACAGTACTTTCTTGTTTAGATAGTATTGATTGCGGTGTTTCATCAGAAAACTGACCCCTTGTTCTATTGACAATTGAGCGAAACCAGTTACCCGCCGCTCTTGCTTTAGCAGTTACTGAATTAGTCTTTATTGCGTCTTTTAATTTATCCAAATAGGATTCTTCTACTGTAGCCATAATATAACTATTTAGTTGTTAGAGTGTCCTCTGTTATTATTTGCCATTTCCAACCTTTGTGTTCACAGAACTCTTCAGCCGCCTTCCATTTAGCTTCATTGACTCCCCATGTTTTTACTTCTTTAAGGAATCTTCTCCTGTGTTTGGGGTTAGGTTTGGGAGGTTTTGTTTGTTTCTTAGGTTTGATTTCAATTAGAGATTCACCTTGATCAGTTTTAACCCAAAAATCTGGATAATATCTATGTACTCTATTGTCAATGGGTGAACGATAGGGTATAATAATCTCTTCACTTGACCATCGCAAGACTTCAGGTTGTCGATCTAGGTATTTCATGAAGGTTAATTCCCACCCAGATCGATAAATAATTTTAGTATAATCACCTTTATATTTTTTATAATTTTGTGGTCTAAACTTACCTCTGTATGCCATATAAATATATAGATAGTTAAGAATACCAATTACAAAAGGATGTATGTAATGAAAATTTACACAGAAGTTATATATTTTTGGGATGATGAAAAAGGTGAGTTAGTACAAGAATCTTCAAAATTCTACGATTATGATGGCCCATTAACTTTGGCTGATGATTCATCTACTGGAATTATGGACCCAACTACTTCAGCAATGACACCAATGCAATATTATGAATATCCTTCTAATATTGGTGGAATGTCTGGTCAAACTGATAATTGGATAGCCTTTGAAGCTACTGGTTTCAAATCTCAACGTCCGACGTTTGAGGTAGCATTATATATTCCTGGCGACGCTTTAAATACATCATATAAATCAGAATATGAATCAGTTGCGTTAGGTGGATTAGGAGCTATGGCGGATAAAGCTGTTAAAGCAATGCAAACTACTGGAGGTCCACCCGGAGGATTTAGTGTCGATAATTTGAAAGGTATGTTGTCTGCCCAAGCCTCAGCAACGGGAAGTGAAGCCGGAAAAGTGGGGCTACTTAAAGCGGGAGAAAGAGCGAACCTTCTGGTAGAAGGAACAAAAACTGTAATGGAACGAGCACAAGGTGCTGTACTTAATCCTTATATTGTTGCCGCATATAAAGGTCCTTCCGATATGAGAACACATGATTTTACTTTTCAAATGTTACCTAAAGATGTAGATGAATCTCAGGCTTGTGTAAAAATTGTAAATGCATTTAAAAAATCCATGCTACCTTCTCATGGAGGTGGTGACTCGCAGACTGCACCTTCAATGTTGTTTGGATATCCTGACACATTTGAGATTAATTATTATATTGATGGAAGACCATTACCAAAAAGTGGTTCAAATCCTATGTTTAATATAGGGAAATCAGTATTGACTGGTTGTGATTTAGATTTTACTACAGAAAGTGTACCTCTATTTTTTGATGGTACACAATTTCCAGTAAGTATATCAATGAAACTTTCATTTATGGAACTAGAAGTAATGTATCGAGAAAGAATAGAGCAAGGAGCATAATACATGTCTGAATATTTTCAACACTATCCACAAATTAATTATGATATTACTGGAGAAAAACCCAGTAAAACTAAGACTGTGATTAACTTAATGTTAAATGCAAAAATAAAAAGCATTATTAAAAATGATATTATTAATTATTTTTCTTATTCAATACCAGAATCAGAGCGTCCTGATATAACAGCGTTTAAGATATATGGTGATGTAAAATATACATGGTTAATTTTTTTAATTAATGAAATATATGATCCCATTTTTGACTGGCCATTAAATTCTAGAGAATTTGGAAATTATGTTAAAAACAAATACGTAACTCTAGCAGCCGCAAAAAATACTGTGCATCATTATGAACAAATTGTTAGAACCAGAACAGAAGCAACAGGTACTAATGAAGCAATTCCTTTAGCAAGTTTGGAAGTTGATGTAACAACCTATGATGCTCTTGATGCTGCAGATCGAAATATTGTATATTGTTATGATTGGGAAATAACTAGAAATGACGCTAAACGAGAAATTAAATTAATTGATAGAAGGTATGTTGCAGAGATACTTTCTGAACATTCGGAGAAACTTAACTGATGGCTGGAGGACCACCAAGCATTCTTGAGAGGCGAAAAGCAGGACAGGGTGTTAATCCACAGTCGGCTGATCATGGATCTAAATCAGATTTCTTAAAAAATCCAAAAGCAGAAAAACTCCCCTCATTTCCTGGTGATTTTGAGCTTCAGAAACTCCATCTGACTTCGCCCAATAGAAAGGGGTATGTCGATCTAAAGGCCGCCTGGTCAGATTTTAATATCTATGAAGATCTTTTTGGAAGCTATCTTACTGGAAATATACAGATACAAGATGGTGTAGGATTACTGGAAAGTGTTCCTATTATTGGTGAAGAAACTATACACATTCAAGTAAAAACAAAAGGCCTTGAAAGACAGAGAAATTCAAATGCAATTCCAGGCCCGTTTGAAGGAAGTCTAAATGAAGGCCTGATTAATTTAAAATTTAGAGTAGTTAAAATTCTTAATGTTATGAAACTTAATGAAGGAATAATAACTTATAAATTATCTTTCGTTTCTGAAGAGGCCATTTTAAATCTAAAACAAAAGGTTAAAAAATCCGCACTTGATCCAGTTTCACTTGAACCACGAAAAATATCTGATGTAGTAAAATCTCTTTATAGACAATTTTTTCAACGAGGTAGACAGGGTAGAGCTAAACGGATTTTTATTGAACCTACTAAGAATCTTACAGATTTAATTATACCAAATCAAACTCCATTCAAGGCTTTTAATTTCTTGGCATCAAGAGCTGTATCTGCGGGTAAACATGCGGTAGGATCTAGTTATGTTTTTTATGAAAGTATAAGAGGATTCTTTTTTATTTCTATGGAAACTCTTATGTCCGGTGGTGGTATGGGGTATAGTACAGTACCAGGCATGCGGGGCTCACCAAGTGAACTAGTATATACCGTACCACAAGAACCGGCCAAAGAAGTATACGTGGTACAGCCAAAACGAATGAGTACAAATAAAGATGAGGCTGTAAATATTGCTATAGAAATGACAGCTGTTTCGGCATATTCATTTTCTTCTAATTTTGATGTTCTTGAAAACCTGACAGCCGGAATGTATGCAAATAGATTACTTACACATGATTTGGTTAGAATGAAATATGATACCTTAGATTTTAATATGCATGATCCTACTTCAATAAGTAGTGAAACACGGCAAACTACAGAAGGCGCAACTGAAGTAGTAGAGTCTCAACGACAACCCGCCGATGCCAAAAACTTTAGTGATTCTTTTACTCATTTAGGAACAGGAAAATTAGCTACTGAAAAACAAGATGCATTAGGTTCGCCTGAATCGGTAATGAGTTTTTATCCTTCTAATTTTGCACATGATATTCGATTTAAAGAAGATCTAGGATCAAGAGGTGTAAAGGGAGAAGTAAAATCGAATCTAAACATTATTCCAAATAGAGTAGAACAATGGATGCAATCACGATTAGTACAAAGTCAGCAAGCTTCTAATATTAAATTAAATATTAGAGCACCTGGATTATCTACTAGGGCAGTAGGAGATTTAATAGAATTTAAATTACCTACAACATATCTTGAAGATAGGGACGGAATTACACAATCGCAACATCATATGTATTTAAGTGGATATTATTTAATTACTAAATTACGCCATCATTTCAATAAAGAAACATATGATATTGAATTTGAAGCAATAAAAGATTCATTAAAAGTTCCACCTGGAAACGATAGATCAATACCGGAAGCTGATGATACAACAAATATTACTCAGTCGCTACCACCATCACAAAGATAGGATAATACTATGGCATACTTTATGGGAAAAGGTGGATTTGTTTGGTGGCAAGGAGTTGTCGAAGACCGCCATGATCCGCTGTATCTTGGAAGATGTAAGATTAGGGTTTTGGGGTGGCATTCGGAAAACAAGAATGATCAACCCACTTTAGGATTGCCGTGGGCGTATCCTGTCGCGCCGATTACTTCAGCAAGTCAAACAGGGGTCGGTTCCACACCATTAGGTCCAGTTGAGGGCACATGGGTAATTGGTTTCTATCGTGATGGAGAAGACGGACAAGAACCAATGTTTTTTGGAACAATTGGTGGTATTCCAGAATTAGATGCAAAAGGAATTAATAATGATGGAACCGCAATAGGTGGTAGAGGGTTTCTTGATCCAAGATTAGAGGGTGGAGATGTCGGGCATCCAATGTTTCCAGATGAGGGGGGAAAGAGAGATCTTTTCTATAATCCTCAAGCTGATTTGGTTCCCAGAGAACCAGCAACCATTATTCACAATGCAAATCCTGATCCTACTGAAGATGTACAAACTGTTTCAGTTTCGGCCTCTACTACTCTTGAGAAAGAGAGTTCAGTAAAATCTTTGATTGGAACAACTGGTCCTAATACAACGACTCCCCCATTTACTGTTAAGGTTGTAGAACAACCACTTAGATCAACATATCCTGATACAGGTTTAGCAAATACAGATATATCAACAACTAGAAATTTAGATTATTTAAAAGAGCCCACTACAAATAGATTAGCAAGAGGTATTCGCGGGAATACTGATACGAGTGATCCAAGAGTTTCAGGTATTGTATTTGAAAAAATGGAAAACCGGAAAGCAGGACAAATGAATATTCCGACTGCTGATGGTAAATCTTGGTCTGAACCACCAAGCCCCTGGCAAGCAATCTATCCATATAATCACGTGCACCAAACTGAAAGTGGTCACGTTATTGAAATGGATGATACACCTAATAGGGAAAGATTACATTGGTATCATCGAACAGGCACTTTTACTGAAATTCATCCAGTAGGTATTAAGGTTGATAAAATAGTAAACAATTATTATAATATTATTTTAGGGGCAAAATATACACATATTGAAGCGGGTGATTATACGACTATTGATGGTTCACAAGAAAATTATATTCTTGGTAATAAGGTGGACAAGGTTGATGGTGATTATTCTATTGCAATAAAAAGAGGAAGATTTAATGTTAATAATACATTAGGGGCAATTAATTTAATAGCCGCGAAAATGACATTAAGAGCATCAGAGACACTTACTCTATCGGCCAATAATGTGATTATTGAAAAGAAATCATCCGCCTCATCTGAAACAACTACAGGTGACTCAAAGGTGACAGTAGGTGGAAAATTAACTCATCAAACTGGTTCGTATAGTTTAAATTCTCAAGGTTCTATCGGTATGCAAACTGGTGGAGGAATGACACTCAATATTACTGATTCGATAAACGAATCTATATTTGGAGTGATGCCATCAATGACAATGGGTTATGCTAAAAAGACTTCTGCTACTTTAGGTAAGATTGGAATGGAATGTACGGATAATATAGTTTCAGGTGGAATCGAAATGAACATGGGCCTTGCTGGTGCGGGAGCTTCTATAGCAATAAAACCTATTGGTGATATAGAATTAAATTCTAATTTGGGAACGACTGGTATTACAGGTGCTGCCTTATTGGGAAATATAGATTTTTCTACTGTGGCCGGGGATGTTAAACTGGCGAGTTTATTATCGACACTTAAATTAGGTAGTGGGGGTGATGCATCCTTACAGGGAATGTTGGGTGAGGTAACGGTGGGTTCTTCAGGTAAAGTAAAAGTTGCTGGAGTAATTGCTACATTGAAAGAGATATTAGATGAGATAATAGATATTGT